TATATGCACTATTTTTATGGATTACTAAAACAATAAAGGGGTAGTTATGCCAAAAGATGCTTGTTATAAAAAAGTTAAAGCTCGTTACAGAGTATTTCCATCAGCTTATGCATCAGGAGCTATAGCAAAATGTAGAAAAGTTGGTGCAGCTAATTATGGTAACTCATCTAAAAAAGCTAAGAAAAAAGCAATGGGTGGTGTCGTAAAAATGGCTAAAGGTGGTTACATAGCTAAAGGTTGTGGACAAGTAGAAAACGCTAGAAGGAAAAAAACTAGGAACTTCTAATGGCTGTTCGTAAAACAAAATCAGGTTTAGCATTAAAAAGATGGTTTAAAGAGGATTGGAAAGATGTCCGTTCGGGGAAAGCGTGTGGGAGAAGTAAAGGTGAAAAACGGGGTACTCCATATTGTCGCCCCTCAAAGAGGGTATCTTCTAAAACCCCAAAAACTTCAGGAGAAATGTCAAGCTCTGAAAAAGCCAAAAGAGTTGCTCAAAAGAAAAGAATAGGTCAACCAGCAGGTAAGCCAAGAAGAGTAGAAGCAGTAAGGAGAAAGAAACGTGGCACCAAAAAAGGGTAGCATGAAAGGTTACACCATAAAAGGTGGAGATAAAAGACCTACTAAATCTGGTGCAGGCATGACTGCCAAAGGAGTTGCTAGATATAGACGTGAAAATCCTGGCAGTAAGTTAAAGACAGCCGTCACTGGAAAAGTAAAAAAAGGAAGTAAAGCAGCGAATAGACGTAAATCATATTGTGCAAGATCATTAGGTCAATTGAAAAGAAGTTCAGCAAAAACTAGAAATGATCCTAATTCAAGAATTAGGCAAGCAAGAAGAAGATGGAAATGTTAATTTACGAGGAGGGTTCGCAGGGGTGCCTACCTTCCTCACCAAGTTATGAGGGGTGTTTGTGTATTTTAACTTTAACTTTATTTAGAGTAGATATTTTATACAAATGGTAAGGCAGATACCCCTCACCAAACAAAGGAGTTAATATGTTAGGACTAGGAAGTATAATAGGACCAATAGGTTCATTAGCCAGTACGTGGTTACAAGGACGTGTTGATAAAGCAAAAGCAGAAACAGATGTTAAGGTAGCTAAAGCCAAAGCCGAAGCAAAGGTTTACGAGACAGAAGCAACATCTAGTTTTCTTAATGAGCAAGCTCTTACAAATCAAATGGGTGAAAGTTGGAAGGACGAATTTTGGAGCCTGATTTTTGGGGCAATCCTTGTGGCTTCCTTCTTGCCTTGGACACAACCATTTGTTAAGGAAGGGTTTGTTTTCTTAGAACAATCGACCCCAAATTGGTTCGCCAACATGTTATATATTATAATAGGCAGCTCATTTGGATATCGCTTTGGAAAACAAGGTTTGCAAATGATAAATAAAAAGGGTAAGTAATGGATGGAATTAACTTAGCTGAACATTTGCTAAAAAAAATACGAGAGAGAAAAGAAAATTTTACAATATCTCTTTCGGATGGTGCGATAACTTCTATGGAAGATTATCGGTTTATTGTAGGTCAGATACGTGGCATGACTTACGCTGAAGAAGAAATAATCGCCGCGATGAAAGGAACTGAGCTAGAAGATGGCTAAAAAACTATTCGTGCCAGAGAGATTTGCTAATGCACGTAAAAAAGAAGCAACGATGGAAATTCCAGAAGCAGTTAAAAAAGGATTTCCAAAAATAGAAGATAACCCCAATTCAAAAGACCCTTCTGAGTTAGATGTATCTGCTTTAGAAAGACTTCCTCAACCTGTAGGATATAGAATACTTGTTATACCTTACTACATGAAGTCAAAAACTAAAGGTGGTATTTTCATACCTGATGCGACACGAGATCGTGAAAGTTTCGCAACAGTCGCAGCGTATGTCGTAAAACTTGGTGCAGACGCTTATACTGATGCTGGGAAATTCCCAACAGGTGCTTGGTGTTCTGAAAAAAGTTGGATTCTTATGGGAAGATATGCTGGAAATAGGTTTAAAGTTGAGAATTTAGAGGTAAGATTGATAAATGATGACAATATTATCGCAACAATACTTGACCCTAGCGATATTTCCTATGTATAAAAGAATTGGAGAACAAAAATGAATATAGAAAATCAAAATGCTGTGGAAGAAAATGAAATTATTTCTGTAGATGTTGAAGAAGTAGAAGAACAAACATCTACATCTGAAATACCAGTTGTTCCAGAAAAAGAAGAAACCCGAACAAATGTTCAGGAAACAGAAGTTTCAACACAAGCAGATGAATTAGCAGATTATTCTGATAATGTTAAAAAAAGAATTAATCAATTAACAGCTAAGAGAAAACAAGCACTTGAAGAAGCTGAAGCTGCAGTTCAATATGCACAGCAACAAAAAGTTGAAAATGATAGACTTAAAAAGCAATTAGAAACTTTAGATAAAGGTTACACGCAAGAATATAGTAGCCGTGTTGAAAGCCAAGAAGATCAAGTTAAAAAAATATATAAAGAAGCCCATGAAGCAGGAGATGCTGACAAAATGGCAGAAGCTCAATCTATCATGGCACGATTGGCTGTTGAAAAAGAAAGAGTTAGAGTTCAAAAAGCTAGATCTGAACAATATGCACAACAAGAGCAAAAACCACAACCAGAACCACAACCTAGACAACAAGTTCCAAAAGTAGAAGATCTTGATCCAAAATTACAAACATGGATGAAGTCTAATAACTGGTTTGGAACAGATATGGTTATGACAGGTGCTGCTCAAGGTTTACATCAACAGTTAGTTGGTTCTGAAGGTTTTGATCCAACATCTGACGAATACTATTCTGAAATAGATAAACGTATGAAAGATAGTTTTCCAAACAAGTTTCAGGAGAAACGGCAAAACGTCCAAGCTGTAGCTCCTGCCACGTCTAACGGACGTGCTGTTAAATCTGGACGGAAAAAGACTGTGGAGTTATCTCCAGGTCAAGTAGCTTTCGCTAAAAAAATGAACATACCTCTTGAGAGATATGCCAAGGAAGTTGCTAAAATAAATTCAAGGAGTGCATAATGGCTGAAATTGATAGAAAAAGTCGAGACTCGCAATCTCGTGAAAAAACAGAGCGAAGAAACGATTGGAAGCCACCATCTGCGTTAGATGCTCCTGAAGCACCTATAGGTTATAAACATAGGTGGATACGTGAGTCCGTTATGGAATATGACGATAAAAACAATATTCACAAAAGAAGACGTGAAGGCTATGAGCTTGTTAAGGCAGAAGATTATCCAGAATTTGATGCTCCTGTTGTTGATGAGGGTAAGAACGCTGGGGTTATAGGCACTGGTGGATTATTACTTGCGAGAATTCCAGAAGAAATTGTGGAACAACGTGAGGATTATTTTAAAAATAAAACACAGACTCAAATGGATGCTGTGGATCGTGATTGGATGAGAGAAAATAATCCAGTTATGCCAAAATTAAAACCCCAAAGAAACAGCAATGTTTCATTTGGAAACAATCGTAATTTAAATGAAAAATAAGGAGAGTTCAAATGGCAAATCAAGATGCCGCTTTTGGTATGCGTCCTGTAGGTAAAATAGGTGGTATGCCTTTTACTGGTGGACAAAGCCGATATAGAATCGCTGCTAATTATGGAACATCAATCTTTCAGGGTGACATGGTAATGCAAGTCACTGGTGGTACTGTAGAAGTACACGCTGATGGTGGAACAGTTCCTATTGTAGGCGTATTTAATGGTGTTCAGTATACTGACCCAACAACTAAGGAACAGAAATTTAGTAATTTCTATCCTGCGAGTACTAATGCTTCTGACATTATTGCTTTTATTATAGATGACCCAAATGTTATCTATGAAATTCAATGCGATGCAGCTTTTCCAGTTGCAGATTTATTTGGTAATTTTGATATTGTTTACACATCTGCTGGCAGTACCACTACTGGTATTTCTGGTGCTGAGTTAGACGTAACAACTGGTGCTACAACTGCTGGTTTACCTTTAAAATGTATTGACATTTCGCAAGACCCTGAAAATTCTGATGTAGCATCAGATGCAACCAATGTGCACGTTGTGATCCAAAATTCTATTTTTGGTCAAAAAGGTGCAGGCTTAGCGTAGGAGAATAGATAATGGCAATAAGTAGAGCACAACTAGCGAAAGAGCTAGAACCAGGTCTGAACGCATTGTTTGGAATGGAATATGATAGATATGATGCAGAACATGCAGAAATCTATGATACAGAATCTTCTGACAGAGCGTTTGAAGAAGAAGTGATGTTATCAGGTTTTGGTAACGCACCAACAAAAGCTGAAGGTGCTGGAGTAAACTTTGATTCTGCGAATGAAGTTTACACTGCACGTTACACGCATGAAACAATTGCATTAGCATTTGCTTTAACGCAAGAAGCTATGGAAGATAACTTGTACGACAGATTAGGTGCAAGATATACAAGAGCATTAGCTCGTTCTATGGCTCACAGCAAACAAGTAAAAGCTGCGGCAACTTTGAATAATGCGTTTAGCAGTTCATTCACAGGTGGTGATGGTAAGGAGCTTTGTGCTACTGATCATCCTCTTGGTGGTGGTGGAACATTTAGAAATGAGCCTAGTACGGCTGCTGATTTAAATGAAACATCATTAGAGAACGCTTTAATAGACATTTCAACATTTGTTGATGAGAGGAATATGATTATCGCACTTCGTGGTATGAAATTAATTATTCCACCTCAACTACAATTTATTGCTGATCGTCTACTAGAGTCTACTCTAAGACCAGGTACTTCTGATAATGATGTTAATGCAATGAAGAACATGGGTATGTTACCAGAAGGTTACATTGTAAACCATTTCTTAACAGACACAGATGCATTTTTCATTAAAACAGATGCACCAAGAGGTTTCGTACATTTTGAAAGATCACCTCTTGCTACATCTATGGAAGATGACTTTGGAACTGGTAATATGAGGTTTAAGGCTAGAGAAAGATATTCATTTGGATTTTCTGATCCAAGATGTGTATTTGGATCACCAGGTGCTTAAATAAACCGAACAAATGTTAAAGGCGACTTTACAAGTCGCCTTTTTTTTTATATTCTTAAAAAAAACCTTAACTGCATAATGCAGACAAGCCAAGATAAGGAGAATTTACATGGCAAATACAACTTTTAAAGGAACACTACGTTCTGAAGGTGGCTATTCATCTATAGCTACAGATTCAACCACAGGTGCAGAAACCACACAGATGTCAATTTCAACTGCTGGTTTTGCTTCATTAGATGCAAATACAATGGCAACTGAAGCTGGTACAGGTATAACAACTGGTTCAGGTACTATTTACAGAAGTTCTGTACAAAGAAGTGGTGGTATCATTACAACAAGAATATTGATTGACTTAACTGGCTTAAGATCAACTGGCTCTGGCGACATCATTGGTGTTAACGGAACAGCATTGGTTTGTCACATTGGACAAATCACTGCAGCAAGAAACGGCACTATCTTAACTGGTAGCATGGAATGTTTTGAAGCTCCAGCAGGTGGCGATCCAGACATTAATATTCACTCAGCTACAGAAGGTACTGGTGTTGAAGATGGAGCAATCTCTGGTCTTTCTGAAACACTCCTTGTTAACTCTGGTGACGCAACACTGGGTAGTAAAGTTTTCTTCGCAGCCGTTCCAGCAGCAGATGAGTTCCTGTACCTAACAACAGGTGCGGCAACTGATGCTGACTATACAGCAGGTAAACTTTTAATTGAGCTCATGGGTTACGAAGCCTAATAGGAGGATTGAATGGCTGATGCAGTAGCAAGTCAAACTATACAAGATGGCTTAAAAACGGCTGTTTTAAAGTTTACTAATATTAGTGATGGTAGTGGAGAAAGTGCTGTTGCAAAAGTCGATGTTAGTGCTTTAGGAGCCGATGCAAGTGGACGTGCTTGTACAGATGCAACGATAGAGAAGATATGGTGGCAGTGTACAGGCATGAAAGTAAGTATTTTATTTGATGCTTCAACAGATGTTTTAGCAATACAACTAGGGGAGAACCAATCTGGTTATCACGATTATACTCCCTTTGGTGGTATTCCGAACAATTCTGGAGGTGGTAAAACAGGTGATATTAAATTTACCACTGTTGGACACTCAAGTGCTGATACTTACACAATCATCATGCAAGTCAGAAAAGGGTATTAATGTCTACAAAGATACAAGGTGAAATAAAGGTTGTTAATCAAAGATTAGATACAATCGAAAATAATCACCTTGTTCATTTGAGAGATGACATTAAATCTGTAAACCAAAAAATATGGGCGATAGTTATATTAGCTATCGCTCAGTTATGCTCTTTAGTTTTAATTTTTTTGTCAAAAGCAATTTGAGGTAAAAATGACAACATCAAGCTCAACGGATTTTGAATTAGCAGTCGATGACTACATTGAAGAAGCCTTTGAACGATGTGGCTTAGAGATTAGAACAGGATATGATTTAAAAACTGCTAAAAGATCATTAAACTTAATGTTAGCAGAATGGGCTAACAGAGGTTTAAACCAATGGACAATTGTTCAGAGAACACAAGCATTAACAGCAGATGACAGCGAATACGATTTAGGTACTGATGTTATTGATGTTTTATCTGTAGTTGTTAGAAGAAGTGGAACAGATTTTAATATGTCACGTATAAGTCGTGATACTTATTTATCTATTCCAACAAAAACTACAACAGGTAGACCTACTCAATTTTTTCTTGATAGACAAATAACACCTAACTTAAAGATTTGGCCCGCACCTGAGAATAGTACAGATGTCATACATTATGATGCTCTTACTAGAATACAAGATGCTGACACAATGCAAAATACATTAGAAGTTCCTTTTAGATTTTATCCTTGTTTAGCAGCAGGTCTAGCATATTACATATCTTTAAAACGTGCACCAGATCGTATTCAATTATTAAAAAATATTTATGAAGAAGAATTTGATAGAGCTATGGCAGAAGATAGAGACAGGTCATCTTTTACCATAACTCCTAGTATGTCTTATTATAAGGTTTAGTAATGCCAAAATATGCAAATGCAAGTAACGCTTACGTAATTTCAGATCGTTCTGGATTTAGGTATCGTTTCAAAGATACTAAAAAAGAATGGAATGGATTGCTTGTTGGTAAAGATGAATATGAAGAAAAACATCCACAATTAGATCCTAGACCTAAAAAGGCAGATGCAGAAGCCTTGAGAGATGCAAGACCTGAGAGGTCAGAGCCATCTATAGAAGTTTTATTAGAATTAAACCCTTTTCAGACAGGTAGCTCTGGAAGTGGTACAATAACTGTTACAGAGAAAAGTCATGCAAGATTAGCATCAAGCACTGTTCGTTTTAGGAATGTTGCTCCTTTTGATGGTATAACAAGTTCAGTAATGCAAAATGCTTCTGGTTATAGTATTGCTAGTGTTGTTGATACAGATAGCTATACTGTTAGTGTATCTGATACTGCAACTGTAGGTTCT